ATTTTTAAGTTGTGTAAATGTCTGTTCAGTGATGCCTAAGTCGCGACACATCTCTTTTTGCGTGTAGAAAGTAGCTGAAGCCGCTTTGATATAATCAAGCTTGGACTTTAGCACACCTGTCTTTTCCCACATTTGATATGTATCGAGTTTCTTAGCCATAGCACCTCCACAAATAGAGAGAGGTGCCTTAATGGCAAAGTGGTTAAATATTTTAAAGCACCACTCTCCAAATTAGATGATAAATCATCTAATCTAGTTTTGAATAGGTGAAGGCAGTATGCTATTTATCTGGCGTGATAAATTCCACAAGCACTGGAGCACAATGTTTAAACCAGTTAATAGAAAGAACAGGCATACTTTTGACATATTTATGAAGGAAATAACTTGTTGCACATCCATCGTGTGGACATTCTCTCTTTATGTATTCCGCAAAAGATATAAGAGCAGATCTAATATATAACTGTGTCTCGGTTGTGCTTGATGTCACTTCTCCATATTTTTCTTTATAGAATTTTATCGCTAACTCCAAAGCATCATTTGGTCTAACTAGCATAATCACTTATCCTCCTCGTTATACTTAACTGATGTTGATGTTTCGATAAGAATTGGTCCACGAACAAATTCAACTCTTCTTGTAATGGTTGTACCTGCGAAAATTGAACCAAATAACTTATTAAAGTTATTGCGGCAATATCTCACAAATTCAATGCAAAATGTAAAGAGCCACTCTAGTTCAAAGTCATTGAGCTCATCCTTATATTTATACATGAAGTCAATAGCATCACCACGAATTGGATAAATAACATTGCTACCTTGAAGATATTCGCCAAACTCTAAAAGGTAATTTTTCCCTTCTTTCCCTAATACGGTATGAGCAACATCATTCCCTTTTAGGTAAGTTTCCATTACTTCTTTATAAGGTAATGGTTCATCTGAATCATATAGTGCTTTGTATCTTTCATAAGCCTCTACGTTAATTTTCCTGACTGAAGGAATATCAGCTTTTATATACATTTTGTACTCCTTAGGGGTTCTTCCCCATTCGATATGGAAAGGCTCTAAGAATTAAAATGAATAATATGAACGTCTTCTTCTTTTGGACACAAAGCAAATTCATTATTCAGGTCAACTCTAGAGCCTATCCGCTCTAATCGTCATCACCGTTTACCAGTATTCTTTGGTATTCGACTTCCTTCTCGCAGATGACATTAAAAGGAATTTCTAATACAACAGACAACGCATATATCGTTCTAAATTGGATATCTTTTCCAATAACGCCATTTTCTATGCGATTGTAGTGTTGATGGCATACCCCCATTTCAGAAGCAACACGGTACTGTGAATAACCGAGTTTCTGCCTGGCGTTAACTAAATACATACGAATTTGGTAGTACTTCATAATTGCTCCTTTCCACGGTTTTGCCGTTTTCATTTAGTGTGAGGTTTTCGCCTCGCAAACTTATGATAAATGAGGAAGTAGCAATTTATAATATGTAACCTTTAAAATAAATATTTGTTTGCTTTAAAGGCAACTTACGAAGAATATATACATTGTATATAGTTAAAATTAGCTATTAATAAAAGCGTTTGTTTCGTTGCCTATGAAGTTGAAATATTGTGTTTTTATAAATAAAATTGTTTTTAAGGTGGTTAAATTATGGAAGAAAAAGTCAATTCAACTATTCAAGAACAGTTCGACGCTTTATCTGAAGAACAAAAAGAACAATTACTGCAAGCATTAAAACCTTTAACGGAAATCAAGGCTCCTGAAATCAATGTATCTGATTTATTAAAGGATGTAGTGAGTGATTTAAGTGAAACCAAAAAAGGCATTGTGAAAGTTCTGTCATCTATAAATCTCTCCTCTATTGTTGATAACATTTCAAAACCAAAAAGAGGAACTGAGTTATATCGTGGAGTTGAAATTGAAAAATACCGTAAGATAAGAAAAATCAAAGCAAGTGAATTATCAGCACTACTTGGTGTTAACAAAGCTACATTAAGCAAATACTCATCAGGACAAATTGATATCCCTGCTTCAAAAGCTGTTGAAATCTCTGAAATATTAAATGTTTCATTAGACCTTCTTCTTAAAAGAAAGAAAAGAGAATTAAAACTTGGATATATCGGTAGAGAAACGCGCTTATATGATTTTGATTATAAAAAGAAGACATATGTGCCTACATCCATTACATATGCACTCGATAGAAATCTAAAAGAAATCGCTGATAAGTTAATAATCATAAGATATAAGAAACCAATCTATGAATTAGGTCTTCCAAAAGATACCATTTTATTCATCACCGAAGGATCACACGCTATTTCTTTAGGCACAACCAAAAGAGCGGCGGTCTGCATTCAAGAGAAAGTTGGTGACTCCACTATTGAATATTTCTCTTATGTTGAACCTTTAAAAGGAAAAGACTCTGATAGAGATTATTCAAGTGCTATTAATTACACCTATACAAAAGACGGTGAGACATTCACATGTCGTTTATCAAAACTACAGCAAATGGTGAAGTTTGTTATTCATAAAGCTGTCATTGATTTCTAGCGCACCTCCATCACCTATTATTAAAACGTCTTCTTAACTATACTAAAGACGGACACAAAGCAAAGGCCTATTCTGGTCAAACGTCTTCTTAGTGAAAAACACTGAGGAGACTTTTTTATGGTTAATGAAAAAGAAAGGGAATGGCAACTAGCTAAACCCATAATTGATAGATTGTTTAAAGAAGGAATTATCTCATTTGATGAGTGGTATTTTATGATTCTTTCCTTAAGGAAAAAGCTAGATTTATTGACCATCTAAATTGTATTACTACAGTTTGATATATTACTTGATTATATCAAGTAACTACGCAAATATATGGTGAAAGGAGATAAGGTATTATGGAAAACATTACCACCATTAAGGTGATTCCTAAAAAAGAGATATTAGCAATCAATCCAACCACTGGAAGTGTTATTAAAAGAAGAGTAGCTGCATATGCTCGTGTTTCAACTGATCTTGAGGATCAAAAGAATTCGTTTAACGCGCAGTTAGAAGAATACACTACTCGTATCAGCAAGAATCCAACATGGGAATTCGTGAAGTTATACTCAGATAAAGGTATCTCTGGTACATCCACTAAACATAGAGTGGGTTTTCAACGAATGATTAAAGATGCTCTTGACGGCAAGATTGATTTAATACTCGTTAAATCCATTTCAAGATTCGCCAGAAATACAGTTGATTGTTTAAAGACAGTACGCGAGCTAAGGAAAAAGAATGTTGAAGTCTATTTTGATAAAGAATCCATATCCACCAATGACACTAAAGTCGATATGATGCTCACCATATTTGCATCGTTTGCTCAAGAAGAATCTAAATCCATCTCAGAGAACGTTAAATGGGGTGTGAGAAAAAGAATGGCCAAAGGCCAAAGAAAGATGAACGTCAAAACCACATTGGGTTATAAGACCAATCATGAAGGCAAAGTCATCATCGATGAATCCACCAAAGATATAGTTATTCAGGTCTTCAACCTATTTGCAGCTGGATACACCTATCGCGAAATAGCACAAATTATGACTGATAGAGGCATCAAGACAGGCACAGGCAAAGATGTGTGGAAGGTATATGACATAGATAAGATTATTTCAAATGAAAAATATGTCGGTGACTTTGTTATGCAAAAGACAGTGGTTGTTGATTTTTTGGACCATAAAACCGTTATCAATAACGGAGTTGAGGAAAAATACATCGTTCAAAACCATCACGATGCAATTATTGATAGGCAAACGTTCAATGAAATCCAATCATTAAGAAAAGCTAAATTCACTAAAGGAAACAACAACTCATCTAAAGTAAATCTAATATCAAAGATATTCTATTGTGAAAGGTGTCTTAGAAATATGAAGGTGATAACAATCCATCCAGGCACTAGTTATGCAAGAAGAGTATTTACCTGTAAGGTTAACAACAAGACATCACCGCATTATAGAGACTGTGATGCCCCACTTACTATTAACTATGAATTGATGAATAGAGCCATTAGCGAAGTTTTTGCTAAGTTCAATAATCTTCCCGAAGAAGTAGATACCAGCATCAGTGATGCCTACCACTCCTCAGTCCAGGCAATTATCAAGAAGATTACCAAATACAAAGGTTTAATTTCTGATGTTGAAGAAAAGATGAGTGCGCTAATCAAGCTCCAAATGGAAGAAGATGATGTCCTCAAATATCAGGATGAGTTCAACATTCAAAAGTCGAATGTCAGCCACTATAAAGATGAAATCTCTAGACTAGAGCAGGCTCTATCTGAAGAAGGTAAGCAGTATCTAGTTAAAGAAAAGATTAATCAGTATATCGCTGAAGGCACAATCACTAGTGAAATACTTGGTGAGGTTCTAAAAGCGGTCATTCGTAGAAAAGATAATTCAATAAGGTTCATCATTGGCGATAAACCGGTTCAAGTTGATAGCACCACCATTGATGACTTACTTGATTCGAAACCCGTATATTCATCATGTGTTACAGACAAAACAAACACATTATTATTTGACGTTGTTAAATTGGGGGAAGAAGTAGATGAACATTAACTCATTACATAAGGTTATACAAGGACAAAGATTAAAAGTTGCAGCGTACGCTCGTATTTCTAGTGATAAAGATGTCGCAGAAACATCTCTAGATGAACAAATTGATTTCTACACAAGAACCATCATTCAAAATCCTAATTGGGACTTCGCTGGCATCTACTATGATGATGGAATAAGTGGTACCACCATTTATAAGAGAAAAGGTTTCTCTAAGATGATAAACGATGCAAAAGTCGGCTTAATTGACATTATTCTCGTTAAATCGGTGTCAAGGTTTGCTAGAAATCTTATTGATTTATTAGAGGTAGTTAGAGAATTTAGAAAGGTCGGAATCGAGATCTATTTTGAACAACAACATGTATCTTCACTAGATGTCAAATGCGACCAGATGATAACTCTATATGCTCAATTTGCGGAAGAAGAAGCTATCAGTGTTTCAAGAAACCAAAAATGGAG